AACTTCAACTGTGACAGCAGCAACCTTAAAAGTCTCTTTTATGATGATGCCAAGCTCAGACTGATCACTAAATAAATTTTGAAAAGCTGTTGTCAATCTCTTTAACTGCCCATCAATTGTGTCGGAAGCGGTGAAGGCCGCCTCTGCTGCTTTACCTTGTGCGTTCTTCTGGTTCTCTAGCAGCTTGTTGTATTTGTCTGTATCGGCGAGCAATGAAATTATTGCTTGCCCACCTTCAATTCCAAAAGCCTTGATAATGGTGCCGGTGTCAGCCCCTGTTTTTTTAATCTTTTCAAGCGTGCCCACCAAACCATCACTCTTCAGCGTGGCTGCGTTAATTTCAACGCCAAATTTTTGAAACTCCTTGCCTACTTTGCCCCCAGCAATTTGAGCAAACGCATTCTTAAGGGACGTGAATGTGACCTCTGCCTTTTCGCCCTTTCCTGTAATTTGCGCCACTGCAGCGTTGACTTCCTCTAGCGGCACACCTAATGCAGCAGCGATAGGTGCAACCTTGGCAATGTTTGCCGCATATTGACCAATAACAATCTTGCCGTCATTTTGCGTTTGAATGAATCCATCGACCAACTTAGAAGCTTTATCTGCCTCCAGTCCGTAAGCATTCAAGACGGAGGTTGTGGCATCGCCAACGGTGTTGATGTCGCTAAAACCGCCAGTCGCGCCTTGGCTCGCAGCTTTCAAAATGTTGGCCGCATCAGCTGCGTTCGTGAAACCTGCCGACGCGACGTCGTAGGCAGCACTTGTCAAATCAACAACGCTGGCTTGTCCTGATAGCTCTCGGCTGACATCGGACAGACGTGCCTTGAGTTCTTGGCTATTGACACCAAGAGATTTGACCTTTGCCTCAGCAAAGTCTTGTTGACGCAAAACGCCAAACACTTGCCCCAGGCTTGCAGCGGCAGCGACAACAGCCGTGATGGGGCCAAGTGCAGCACCTAAGGCCGCACCTAATCCACGCGCACCAACAGCAGCAGCTTGCGCTCCACCGGCAAAAGCCTTGAATCCTGTGCCTGCCGCTCTTGTTGAGCCACCAGCATTTTTTACCGCAACCTCAAGCCCACGCACCTTCTTAGTCAGGTGCGCAATTTTGGCGTTGGCGTCTAAGGTTTCAACCTTAAACCTGAGGACGGATTCAGCCACAAGCCACCTGGCGATAACTCAATGTTACCGCCGTCTCAGCCTTGCGCGATCTCTCTCTTTTTCCTCTCGCTCACCTTTTACTTGATAATACGCAGCGAAATGGATCAGCTCCGCATCCGTTAGTTCGTTGCGAAGCTTGCTGACCGTCATTCCTAGTTCGCAGGCCAAGAAAAACTCAAAGTAGAGCCAACTGTCCTGCGTCAGTCGTTTTTTGCTTCCTCCATGCTGGCGTCCTCACCAACGCCAAACAGAAACAGCTCCAAGTCATTCAGAACCGTCTCAGGCAGCTGGCGTTGAAGCTTGGGGGCATCTGCTGCAGCAAAAGCTTTTGTGCCGTCTTCAAGCTCAGCCATTTGGCAAAGCATTTGAGTGCTGACATCCAGCGCCTCTTCTGAACCAGACAAGCTTTGTGCTTTTTTGCGATCAGCTCTTGTGATCGGCTTGAAATACAGGTTGACGAGCACTTCGCCGCCAGCATTCTTCAACTCGAACTTGCGGCGCTGGTTAAGGTCAAAAGCCTCAACCAGCAGATCCACAGTGCGATTTTTAGCAGACATTCAATAGCTTGAACGAAACATTCAAACTATAGCCTTATCACTCAAGGTTAGAAGTAATCGTGCTGCTGGTGATGAAGCTGCAGCTGACAACTACCAGTTCACCAACAGTTGAGGTGATTTCCATGCTGGTGATAATTCCGCCAAAAGAGACCGAATCAGTGCCAGTTGAGCTTCCAGTTGTAAAAAGCTCAAAAGAAGCATCAGCCGCATCGTTGACTTTCACTACGTCTTCGAGAAACCCAGCTTGGCCAGTTGCGTCAGGGTCGTAGACAAGTTCAACAGTCCCAGAGCCACTAATCAGGCCACCGACGAACTGGCGAAACGTGTTGCCATGAACGGTGGTGTCGTAGGTGTCTTTGTCGATAGTCAGGCTCCAGCTGCGAGTGCCAACAACAGTGGCAAGACTGCCGCTGCCGGTCTCAAATTCAACTGAGCCTTGTTCTCCGCGAAGGGTGGCCATGGTCAGAGTTCCTCGATGGATTCAAAGGTCACACGGACCTGGGTTTGGAAATAGCCCTCGGGAGCTGGCGAAGCCAGTGCCTCTGGACCAATAGGAGCGTCGAAGTAAACCCCCGACACGATAACTCGATTATACAAATCCCGAATGCGTTTACCAATCACATAGTTGGCTCCAGGACCTACGCCCTTGCCTGAAAAAATGTTGATCACAACCAAACCGACAACGCGGTTTTGGGAGTTGGTCGTCAAACCTTGGCCTAGATATTCGCTAGCGCCAAAGCTCGTGAGGCATTGCACCCATGAGCTGTTTGGCGTTGGCTCATACGCCATGTTGTGAAACACCACAGGTATTGCAGGGCTATCCGCAAGCTCAGTCGCAAGCCTGCCTTCGATGGTTGCCCTAATGGAGTTGAGATCAGCAGCAGCCATACATCACCTGTTTGCAATCTTGTTGTACTCGCGCTGAGCCCATGACTCAAGCTCCTTAGCAATTAGGTCTGGGAAGCCAGGGACTGTGTTCTGCCGTGTCCTGTATTCACCCTTCCAAGACGGCGGGAGGTTGGTGCCATAGATCACAGGCTCTGCATACTCAAGGTTGTTAATCACCTCACCTTCCTTGGGGTCAGACTGCCAAGCGTTGCGCAACGCTCCACCACCCTTGGACTCTCCCTCGTAGACAACCCGAACAGGGGTTTTTTCTTTCAGGCGTTTTTCCGCTTCAAGCGTTGTAGCGGCGACCAAGATGCGGATGCTTTCTCGGTAGTAATCGCCAATCTGATCAAGCGGGATTTCGCGTGCCATCGTTAAGCCCTCAAAATCAGCTCATGAATAATCGCAGTGCCGTCTTGTTCCGTTGTTTCCACACGGATGATCTGATGAACAACGCTGCTAATGACGACGCGATCCTTAGTCTCAGGCGCAGTAGCAAGGTCATCTGCGGCAACCGTTAAACGCTTGTCACCAGCCTGCACCAACTCATTAACCTCGCGCAGGTTTACATCCTCAAGGATGCCTGGAACCGTTGTGTCGCTTTCTGTTTCTGCAATCGTGCCGTCTGAAGTGTCGTAAGCACCGGCAGTGACGATGCGAACCGTGACATCACCGCCAAACTGCTTCAGCACATTGCTTGCAACCCTTGCCAGCGAATCAGCAAGTGCCATCAGACCCGATAAGCAAGGCAGGCACCGCTGGTCAGCTGGATGCTGGTGATGATGCCCGACAGCTTGGTGTCAGCCACAAAAGTCTCACCAGCCAATGTGTTGCCGGTAGCGTTCTGCACCGTAATTGCATCAATCACCGTGTCTTCCTTGAAGTAAATCAAGCAGAACCGGCCAGTGTGTGCAGCGGTATCTGAGATGAACTCGAAGCCGCCTTTGAGGTCTCCGTACATGGTCAGCTCCGTTTGATAGCGATGTTGCCTGGTCCGCTAATTCTAAGACCCGTCAAGTACCTTTCAAACATTGGCGGAACGTGATCAGCACCAACAGCACCAGACTTGTCAGGCGTGACATTCAAGCTGCCGATCTGAACGTTCTTGAAATCGTTCAAGCCGCTAAGGCTGATGCCGTCCGTGTTGTTCTTTAGGTAAACAGCAAGCTCAATCTGAGCACGCTTGATCTGATCAGGGATCTCTGTGTCGGTGAAGTAATCCTCAGAGATGCGGAAAGGAAAGCCAGTGGCGTACGTATTGACGTAGGTATCGGGCTTTCGCACGCCAGTACGCGGCCATTGCCTTGCTTGCGTATCAGTGGCGCGTGCGCCTAAAAATCTTTCGCGGTCTAGACGTTCAGCCGCTGCTGTCAAAGCGCGGTTGCGTGTGTCGTCAGTGCCCGTGCTCCACTTGGAAACATCGGTGCTACTGATCATGGCCTCTACATACGCATCAGCTTGGGCCAGCGTCATGTAGCTGTTGGCGTTTGCGCCGCCCGCTGTTGCGTCGATTGTTACTGCCATCGGGCGTCACAGTAGAAGTCTTGCGTTTGGGGGTAGAGGCCACCGCTTTCGCAGCA